CCCCCGTCTGGTCCAGGAACCATCCAATGAGTGCCTCCTGTCCAGGCATCGGCTGATAGTAAAACAGAAACATAATCATAATTTACATTTTCTCTTTTACATATTTCGTAAAATTCATTTGCGACTGCTACTCTCATTGCAAGTGCTGCGTTACGCATCAGTTTGAACATGCTTGCTTCTTTGGGCCTGCACACATTTACTGGTTTGTTTAGTACTTCAAACAGTTCTACCAACTCGTCATCAATTTCATCCATGCCTATAATGAGAGGCAAATTAGGATCGTCTACATCAACTTTCCAACAGCGTTCACGAAGAAACTCTGGCATGATGTGTGCTTGAGGAAATTCCTTTACTTGTTCTGGTCCAATAGTACTGCGAATAACGAGCTGACAAACATCTTTATATTTCTCATAAACTTCTTTCAGAGTACTAATATCAAGTTCGCCACCAGTAGTAGGTGTAGGAACACAGACAAACGCATACTCTACTGTTTCAAAGTCACATAACAAATATTTTGATGGATCGTGAAGCTGTATAGTGCAGTTTGTTTTTTTTAGTAGGTATTCTGTAGCTTTGCCAACAAAGCCATAACCAATAATTGCTACGTTCATGAAAATAAATCCTCAAGTGTATTCTTCTCTTCTGTTTCCCATTTCAGTGATTTTACAATCGTATCCATTGGGTCTAAGAAAGCTTTTTGAAACATTAACTCGTAATCGACATATCTATGTACATTGAACTCTTCTGGCAGTTTGCCATTGAATGATATGCAATTTTCTCCTAGTGTATTAGGTTCTTTGAGATACAAGAACTTAATTTTGTCACCTTCTTGAATTTGTTCATATCGGTGAGTAAGATTATTCTTTTTGAGATAATAATTATATAGCAAGCTGCCACGAACATGTATAGGACATCCCTTCGAATAGATATCTTCTTTGCTAGAGTATTTTCCCATGTTGTTGCAGCCTCTAGGAAAAGCAATCGCTTCAGCGGCCATATTCTTAAATTTCTCTCTAGTATCTTGAATAAAATTCTGCAAAGTCTTCTCATCAGTAGTCAAAGTCAACCTCACGGCTTCTCTCAGAAACTCTCGCACAGGCGCAGGCGTAGACGAACGAACAATCTCTAGCCCCATTACTTTTAGTTTAGGTTCTTTGTAGCGGGTACCTTCGTTATCATAAACATTCATCGCATATCGTTTCTTAGCGATCCAGATAGCCTTGTCTGCAATTGCTTCTCGCTTAAAGAATATTTTCTTCTCATATGCGTGAGAATACTCTGACAATGCATCCATCGCTATTGATATACATGGCTCAATTTGATCTGTGCCAATCTGATCTAGAATATCAACTATCTTAGCAACATCTTTGTCTGCAAAATATTTGTCAACAACTGCTTTCAAAGTAATGTAGCACGAATCTGTATCAGAATAGAAACTGTACGTCTCACCAGTTGTACCTACGATTTTATTCACGAATGTATCGAGAGCAGATGCAGTAGCACGAATAATATACTGACCAGAAAGCGTAATGCCTTCTGCGATTCGGTCATCGTAGAATCTAAAGTACTCGTTAGCCATCGCACCATAGAGAGAGTTGAGCTGAATCTTTCTGGCCATCTGAAAGTTATTATACTTTGCGATATCATTCTTGTGCTTAGGATCTTTTGTGTCTTCAAGAAGTTGTTCTGATTGCTTCATCAGCTTCTTGTATTTCTGACGGTCATCGAAGAACTTTTGTACAATTTCTGGCATATATCCTAGCTTGTTTCTTGAGAAGCATTGTCCGTTTGCAGCGACTGCATACTTACCATCAAATTCATATTTTCTCTCTAACATTCCGTCAACTGTAACATCATACACTTCGCCCGGCACAAGAGTTTCTGGTGACATATTGTATTGCATAATGATAGAAGGATAAAGTGAAGTTGCATCAAAGCTTTCTACCCACTCATACTGACCAGGAACAGGTTCTTGGACATATGCACCTGCAATTTGTCTGCCTTGTTTTGGACTTTTCTGACCAAAAACAACATTCTGTTCCCATAGATGATTGTATAGCAAACAGTCCCACGTTTTTACAGGAGATGCAACATCAGAATAGTTCATCTTACCATCGTAAGCCATTGTTAGACAAAGTTCAATCAGCTTGAGTTTATCTTCTAGTTGATCTACCAGCACAGTATCGATGATATTATATTCTACAAAAAGATTCCAGTCTTTCTCATAAAAGTCTTTGAACGAATCATGAGGATTCTCTAGCTTTTTATGTCCAAGTTCTACTTCTGTGATAAAGTCTAACTTGTAAGACTCACGGGTAACATAGGTGAACTTTTTATATAAGTCAAGATAGTCTAACTGTGCTACACCCCAAATATCATACTTGAGAAAATCACGGTTGCCCATTGTCAGAGTTTTTGCTTTGACTAAGTTGAAAGGACTAAAACCTTTCTTCATGTCTTCGCCAAACAATTTGTCTGTGCGGGCGACAATATATGGAATATCGAACAGTGCCAGATTCCAGCCAGTCACAACATCAGGCGGATCTTGCGCCCACCAATTAATAAATTTAGTGAATAGATCCTTCTCATCTTCACACCATCTATAATCAACATTCAGGTGTGCAGTATGTTCAGTGGGAGTATATTCACCGCAGCCCCATGTGATAATCTTTTTAGTGTAAGCATCTTGTATCGTAATCAGAGTGACTTGCTCTAAAGGATTGAATACATCAGGAAACCCGTTGTCAACGGTAGTCTCGATATCTATAGAAACAACTTTGATTTTACTTTGATCCCACTGAACTTCTTCTGGGAATTTTTGAGTAAGGTATTGATAACACCAATCTGATTGTCCGTATATTGGAAAGTTAGAAACATCAGAATAAGTTTTTATAAACTCGGCAGCTTCTTTATTTGTATCGAATTGGATGGGAGAAACGCTTTCTCCAAACATGGATTTGTACTTGCTAGGTTTATCAGATTTGACAAACAAAGTAGGCTGAAATGTGTCATTGCCAACTTGGCGATTGCCTTTTTCGCTGATACCCCGGTAGAGGATTTTGTTGCCGTAGTGTTTAGCGTAAGTGTAGAACATAGTAACTCCCTATCATTTTATCTATGATACATGAGAGAGAGCTACTTGTCAAGTCTTTTATTGCCCATTAAAATTTCTATCTAGGATCATTCCATAAGTATTTGTAGATTTAGGCAAGTTTAGCCCGTCTTTCAATACCAGCTTGTTTTTCTTGAAAGGATTGTAGTTTACATGATGATGCCATCTGCCATATCTCCATACTACTCTGGCGACATCTGGATGCATGTCAGCAAGCATTTGAGACTTGTTGATAGTGCCGTCTGTGTTGTATCCCTTATCATTCATGGCTTCTGTGTTTTCAGCATGGTAAAACTCTGCTGTGTTGCCACCTGCTACAGTCTGTGTTGCCATTTTGCCTTGCATAAAAGCATTAAACTGCAAACAAACATCACCATCTTTCATTACACGAAGGCAAATATCTGTGTCTTCATTATATCTGCCACGCCATTTATGCTTACAATCATTGCGAATCAACAGACAAGAGTATATTCGTGTATTGGCAACGAACGGCGGATACGATTGATTTGGCGCAATGAAGAATCTGTATTGTGGACCAGCAATGTAAACATTCTCGTATCTATCGCAGAAATCTTCCATGACACGAAAGCCAGTAGAACTCTCGAAACGAATTCTTTCGTTTTCGTGAAGTCGATAGAAATCTGCTAGATTGTCATCTAGAACCCAGTGCCATGAAGCACCTATACTAATTGAGTGATCCCATGCCCAGTTTCTTGCACGACCAGGTCCATCGCCATGATTTGAGAATGGTGCAACTAAAAGAGTCACATAGTCACGAATACCAAAAGTGTCAAGAGCAGCATCGTAGGACTTTTCGTCTTGCGGCTCTATTACAATATAATGTGGTATCTTCATACGAGACAATGATCTAGATGTGATCATTGTGTCTGCTCTACCTTTAGATACAATGTACATTGGGTGTCGAAGTGGCTTAGCTTCTTCTTCGTCAACCCAACGCAGCAACATGTTCTTTGTCACATAAAGTTTTGGATACCAGATAGAGTTAGTTTTTTCTGTGATCTCTTGCCCAATCTTCTTTGCAAACTCTTCATAAAACTCTTTATTTTCAAAATGCATGTGAATAGTTCTAAAGGATGCTGCTTCTTTCTGCTCATATTCTGGCATGTCAACCCAGTGTTCTCGCCACTTTGAATTCACATCAACTACAACTTCGGCAACTTCAATGTCAAGTTTGCTATCGATTGCAGTTTTCTTTTTACGGGGGATAAGAAGTGATTTGTCGATTTTAACATTGTCTTCTTCGTCATCAAATAAAGAGTTTTCTGCTACCACTTTTGGATAATTGACAACATTGGTATTATAGTCAATCATCTGTCCAATGTCTGTGCAGAAATCTGCCATGTCATCAACATTGCGAAAATGAACATACAGAACTTTATATACACCTGCCCTCTCTTCTCTCGATAATACTTTTGGAGGAAGAGGAACTGGTATTTCATCACCAAATAATTTTTCCAGTGACATAGTATATTCATCATTTAGACGAACATCTTTTTCTAAAAAGTTGTCATAATCGGCTGATTCTTTCACATCAACTTTGTTTGTCATCATATATACCTCACAATAATAAATTTATAACCATAATATAATAAAATCAACACAATGTCAAGTAGATAATATATAATAATCGTTCAAAAACTCTATACGCATGTAGAGAAGATTTAGACGGATACTACACCTTCGGCAATAAGTCGTTGGCGATTCGCCAAGTGTTGAGCTTGCACATCGTCCTTAGACTGACCTTCGTACAGTACAGCGTGGCCTTCTTTGATCAGAATCTGACCTGCTAGGCAGTATCTGTCCTCTGCTGCATAGTACACTTCAAAGTCACCTAGAATACGACCGAACTTGCCTTTCATATCCTCGCCGTCTTTGGCTACACGAGTCTTCAGTACCGCAGTCTTACCGAGCAGAGATTTCAATCTAGCACCGGCTGCTTTACCAAACTTCTTTTCAACCTTATCTCTGGTGCGAGACTCAGGTGTGTCGATACCCATGATACGGACACGCTCATCCTTTAACCAGATGCCAAATCCGAGATCGATGTCAACGTCTACGGTATCCCCGTCCACTACTCTGCGGATTGTTGCTCTGTATTCGTACATGATTTATCCTGTAATGATTTGTTTAGGTGCTGGTGCTGCAACTTTGTCATCAGGGACAACAATGCCACTACCGTACCGGCGATTGTATTCGTTGAGTAAATCGGTGTTTGGTGCAAACACCGAGATAACATGCATTGGCATGATTGGCACTACGTTATTTTTTGCATACGGTGCGTAAGGAGTAAGGCCGAGTACAAATTCATACTCATTCTCAGGCTTGGGTCGCATCATAATATAACAGGGCTTTTCAATTTGAATCATCTTGCCGCCTTCGAGGTTTACCTCAGTGACTGCGCCAATGATATCTTCTCCTGAGGAGAGCTTTAGAATTTGTACTTCGGCCATAATAATATCCTATTTTATTTCACTTTGATTTCTTTAGGTTTCTTCTCTTCAGGAATGATTCTGATTAGAGAAATACATAACATACCATTTTCGAAATCTGCGTCTAGGACTTCTACATCTTCTGACAAAGCAAAAGTGCGTGTGAAGTTTCTAGCTGCGATTCCTTTATGGTAATATTCATTCTTATCTTCACCACGATCTTGTACGCCTTGAACAACAAGCTTGTTGCCTTCTGGCACTACATGAATATTGAATTCATCTTTCTTGAATCCAGCCGCAGCGATTTCAATAACGAAACGCTCTTCGTCTTGTTTGATAATGTTATAGGGAGGATAGTTATTCGACAACTCAGATACATTCTCTAAGTTATGAAACATCTTATCAAAGCCCACTGTGAATGGACGAACATTATCTAAAATTTCAGCCATGTCGGCTACGTTAAACTTTCGTGTTACCATCTTTCTTCTCCAATTAAGCGAGGTTTTATTATGAGACCCTTGCGGCGTCTCGGGTTGGTGCTGATAACAAGCCCGCTGTTCCTTCTAAAAAAAAGTCGGACTACGCTGACGACTTGCCACCAGCAAAGTTATTTATACAAGCTTTAACCAGTATAACTAACTTTTTTTGTTTTGTCAATAGCTTCTATTAGAATGCCACCGACATCAAACTTGTGCCATCTATGTATGGCTGCTTTCTCATGATGAAGTTTATGAAAACCTTCACCGAATGTGAGTAGACCTAGCCATGTATCGTCATTTGCCTGTCTGTTTCTATGTGAGTAGCTAAAGACAAAGCTACCAATCAGCTTACTGAAGCCTGCAGGTGCTAAGTACGCATAGATGACAGCAAATGGGTCTATCAAAAAGAGTGCGGCAGCATATAACACAATGCTGTGCCAGTAATATTTTGTTTGGTTCTTATATGAATCTTGCTTCAACAAATCTCTGACATACTTAAATTCGATAGACGCTAATACTTGTAAGAAGTGGCATCTGAACCAGCCTTTGTAGTGTGGGCTATGAGGATCTTTTTCGGTGTCAGTAAATCTGTGATGTTCACGATGATTAGCTACCCAAACTATAGCTGGACCATAAAACGGGATACCAGCAAAGAATAATAGAAGGGATCGTATCCAATTAGGACATGCGAATGCTTTGTGGGATGCGAGGCGGTGATAACCGACTGTGACACTTATCATTATACAACAATAGACAAACAGTGTAATGGCCCATTGCCAAGCATTAGCGTTGACCATTAACACTGTCGAAAGCATTGCCACAATTTGTCCAATAAGTAACAAACATGGAAATACTTTTTTGTTATTCATCATTATACTATCGCTTCTTGCCTATGTTGTATTTAGCTACTAGATTCCAATCACTTTTTTCTTTATATGAAATAATTTTTACTTGACTCATTGGACACATATTCAATTCACCTTCATACAATACTTTTATCAAGCCCCATTCTTGTAATAGGTTACCAATAGTATTTCTTCTCTGTAAATCATTTTCACTAAAATCTGCTGGTTTGCCATCTAAAGCAAATAGCTCCTTAAAGTGTGTAATGAAGTATCTGCCTTGCTTATGTAGAATATGACAAGATTGATACAAAGTCTTATCTTTTTTAGAAGATACCCCGATTCTAGAAAGTGTCTCCTTTACTTTTAAAAAATTTTCTGAATCTTCAAGTTTAATTTCTAGTGGATGATATCCTGGGTAATCAATATTAAAGAGATCATTTTGGTCATTCATTTCAATCTGCCTGTTTTTTTATATTTATTATAAAATGTTACAGGAGTATTTATACTATTAGTTTCTTCCACCCTCTCGTGTGGCCAGTTTATGTTTTATTGTACTTATGTTATCACTAGATAATAATTTTAATGCTTCTTTTGCTTTGATAAAACTATAGCCAAAGTACTTCTGAATAGCTTCTATGTCAGACTCTTCAGCTTTTATCCATTTGTTGTATCGTTTGCCTTTTCGAATAACAGAACGCAGAAACTCATATTGCATTTTACTGTCAATATGAGGTCTGCTGTTCATTTCGTTTGCAGCAATTGCTGTGTCAGATGCAAAGCCCAATGCACGATTTATCATGAATGCATTGTACTGTGACTCGGTAGCTTCATCAACTATCAAATCTTCTTTTGTGTCATTAATACTACTTGCAAAATCAAACGGACTGATTTTAGTTAATTTCTCCACATAATCTTTTTCAGAAATTTCAACTACAGGTGGTCCTAGTTCTTCAAGAAAACTCATAATTTAATCGCCAACAGTAAAAGTATTGATATTAACAATACATTAGTCATAAAAATACCTATAGCTAAAATTGTATGATACCATATCCATCTTGTTTTGTATGCATTCTCTACCGTTACCTCAGTAGGATCAACATCATCTTGCATCATGTCAATGACAATTGTTTCTTTTTTAATCTCAATTGATTCTGGCTTCTTCCAGAATTTAATTAACCAGTCTTTCATTATAATCTGTATCTATTCCCAAACAGTCCTTTTTCTGCTGCCAATTCTAAGTATGCAGCATATGTCATCAGGTGAAAACTCTAACAATGAGTTATCGTCATCGCAATGTTCCCATTCGATATGTCCATCTGGTGATTTCTGTAAATCTTTAACCCACATCTCATGTTCGTGCCCACTTCTGAATACAAGTTTAAGTTTTATATGTGTTTCGTTTTTTGGCCATTTCATTTAAATTGGATACTCGCCATTATTTCCGTTAAACAAGCAGTGAGATTTATTTCCTGATCAGCTACGAATGCTGCCTTATATTGGTAGTCTGCTATTAACAAGACCATTTGAGGCACTGTAGTAATTTCTGGTAATAAACTATCAAATATAAATCTAAATATACCCTGAGGATCACTGTCAACATTGTTTGCAACCCACTGACGCATCTTCTTCCAATCCTTATCTTTCAAAGAATTGATAAGTTCTTTAGTATTTATATCTGAAATATTGCTAAGAATGCCTTCATCGATGATGCCTGCAGAACTATATCTCTGAAGCTCATTAATAACTCGGCGATAGTCTGGAAAGTATTTCATCAAAAGTTCTGCTAGAACAGGGTCTTTGTATGTAACACCTTCGGTATCTAGAATGCCTTGCATACGCTTCATAAATTTTGTAGCAAGGGCTGCTTTGTCTTTCTTATCAGACTTAAACTCGATGACAGTAGTTCTACTGTGTAGAGGAGAGATGATACGATTCTTGTAATTACATGTGAAGATGAACCGACAATTTTCTGAGAAGTTTTCAATGAAAGCACGAAGCGCAGGCTGTACACTGTCTTTGTTTAGATAGTCAGCCTCGTCAATGATGACAACTTTTGTTTTGTTCTCGAAACTAAACGCACTCGCAAACTGTTTAATCTTAGTTCGCAGTGTATCTATTTGACGACCTTCATCAGAGCCATTGATCACGATGTAGTCGCAGCCTAACTCTTCGCATAAGGCTCGTGCAACTGTAGTCTTGCCTGTACCAGCAGTGCCACAAAGGAGAAGATTGGGAACTTCTCCTTGTTTCAAAAACTTTTTGAATGTGGCCTTCGTAGCTTCAGGTAGAACACAGTCATCGATTGTTTTAGGGCGATACTTTTCTACCCAGAGAAAATGATCTTGACTCATACTTCACACCTTTCATAATATAATTTAAACTAAGTTCCGAACTGTTCTTTCGTTTTAGTGTTATCACTAAAATTTACTTCAATATGCCTGCCCGACTGACTGTTCGGAACAAAAACTGGATCACAAGTACAGTGAGATGTGAACCCGCCCTTACGAAGCATAGTAGTTGTGTTTCCGCATGATGGACATGTGAACACAGTTTCTTTACTCATTGTTTTCTCCAAAAATAGATATGTCACCTGTCATGACTTTCTTTACAAAACTAATAGCAGGGCCAGGACGAGCGTAGATATACTCTATCGTCTCGCCAAACTTATTAAACTCTACTACCCATCCATTAGTGGCTTCACGAATTTGAATCTCTAATCGATCTTCATTCATTACAAAATCTCCGATGTCTTATCAAGGGCCAACCAATACTTAACATCAGTTTTGGTATTTACCAAATGCATGAACTTCTTCGCTGAGATAGTTACCTTATAATCACCAGGCAAGACTTTAAGATTCTCTATCTGAAGATGAGCCTTGAAGACCTTGTCGGTATCAGTGACCATTTGCTTGAAGCTATTGCTCTTTGGCGTTGCAGGATCACCTACTGTCAATGTAACATTTGTTCCGTCACCAATAACGCTCAACATGGGAGCTGCATTTATTCCAGCTGCCTTCTGAATCATGTTCAAGTCATCAGCTAACAAATCAAAAGTAAAAAACTCATCGACTTCAATTTGCTTATCAGGTGCACCAACAATAATCTCAGGATCAGCGTAGTAGTATTCAAACGTGCTACGACCTTTAGTCATTGTGATAGACTCTGCACCAAAATCTACCTCAGTATCTTCGAGTAACGTCAATAGACCAAGTAGACTATTGAGGTCGTAGATTGCAAATTCACGGTCAAAGTTTTCTTCGACAGTTGCACGAGCAAAAATGTTCTTGCCTGCGCTGATGGTAGAGAGCGTGTTGCCTTGGCGAACAAGAAGATTCGTGTTCACCGAAGCAAAGTTTTTAAGAACTTGTAGTGTATCGGTACTAATTTTCATTATAAATTACCTCAATTGTTTATTGTCTGTACAGTATACAGACTTCATAGTATAAAGTCAAGCGTTTATGTGTTTTCAGTGACAACCATGTCAACCTGAATACTTCGGTCTGCTGCTGTATCCGTAATCTTAGCTTCTTCCCAAATTGGCTGACCTTTCTTATAAAAGGCAGTATATTCTTCGGTACTTACTGCCGATTGTATCCTCTTCCATGTTAATTCATCATCCGAAATAATATCATGTGACGAGATGGAATGAGCCTCTCGCAAAGCTTCTAATCTTGCATCTTTTTCAGCACCGAAAGCAGGCCATTCAACTTCAGTGTTTGGTCTAACAAAAGTATATTCAACAACAAATGCCATTATGTATCCTCAAGTACTGTATGATTAATTACTACATTATTATTTGTAGCACTAGTGAACAAGCCGCCTGCTGCCCATATTGCATGTGCATCAGTGAAATACCCAGAGTATTCGTCGGCTGATGCACATGAGTCAGTGTATGTTGCAATCAATCCATCTTCTGAAATAGAATTTTGCATAGTAATATTGTTGTTGGAGCGCAAAGCTTCTAGCTCGGCACGTTTGTCAACAGGAAATTCATCCCAAGGCCAAGGAGTCGTAACGTCTGGTCGAGTAAATGTTTTTTCTACAATAAATGCCATTTTATTTCTCCTAAAATGTTTGAAACTATTCGAGTCTACTATTTATAACTATTTATCAGTAGAATGTATTCTATCGTGTTCGTACAGTGCTAGAAAGGCATAGTGAATAACTTTCATAACATCCTTGCGGTGATCAGACCGTGAACCTTTCTTTCCGTATCGAGCATTGTACTTGTCAACATTACCCAGAAAGAATCCTAGACCGTGTCCTCTATCTACGATGACCTCAGCGGACTGAAGTCCGCCTTGACCGTAGTGACCTTTGTATGTGGAATCGATGTAGTCACTAAACTCCTTGATGAGTTCATCTTCACGGAACTTGTAAACTTTCTTGCTCATTAAAAAGTCTCCTCAATGGCTTGTTCTACAGTCTCTTCTTCTACATTACTTGGATCAACTTTAGAATAGAGACTTAGAAAAGCGTCTTTAGTATCTTCATCGAAGCGATTAACACAGAGTTCAATTGCCTTCTGCTTGTCACCAAACACTGCATACGCATTTACAATATGTTCTAGACGGCGAGTAGAGATAAGCTCGTCCACTGCACCTTCGAAGAAAGTCTTACGAATTACTTCGGACCAAGTAACTAGATGTGTAGCGAAGTCTTCATCTACACAGTCTACTTTAGCCATTTTATTGAGAACAATCTTCTTCTCAACAGCGGGTTTAGGATACTCCTGCTCAACGGTGATGGCAAATCTCTCCAAGAAAGCCTCGTCAAGTAACTGGGCGCTAATAAACTTACCATCATCAGAGCCACGACCTTTTGTATTAGCCGTAGCGATAATTGTAAACCCGTTAGCAGGAGTAATGGTATCGCCAGTCTTTTTATTGAAGTAGGATTTACCTTCGCAGATAGCTTGGAGACACATCAGCTTATTCGATCCACGATCTACTTCATCTAAAATGAGAACTGCGCCCCGCTTCATAGCGGTGAGGACGGGCCCTTCTCGATAGACTACGTTACCATCAACTAGAGTATTGCCACCAATTAAATCGTCCTCGTCGGTTTCAATACTGATATTTACACGAATTGCTTCACGCTTTAGGTTAGCGCAAACTTGTTCTACCATAGTAGTCTTGCCGTTACCAGACAGACCGCTGATAAAGACAGGGTAGAACATATTAGTGGTCAAAACCTTCTTGAGGTCTTGATAGAATCCGAAAGGAACAAACGTGTCGTCCTTTGACGGAATAAGATTTTGGATATCCATAGTTAGTTTTGCCTGTGTGACAACCTTTGCTACAGGTTCTGGCTCAACCGTTGCTACAGGACGCATGGGTGTTACATTAGTACCAGAATACATTGATGTCAGATCAAGCATACCACGACCAACTTTCAATTCTTTGCGGTTAAGTATCCAAGAAGGATATGTCATGTTGAATCCATCAGATATTTCTAGGATTTGCTTGCGGCTGACTTTGCCTGTGCCATGATTGGCTTTGATAGTTTCTAGCAGAAGCTCACGATTTTTAAAGTTTTTCATAATATTTGTCCCTCACAGACATGATTAAAGTTTGTTTTCTCAGTTTACATATACATTATAGCGCATTGGTGGGCACTTGTCAAGCATTATTTACGCTACTAAGTCCATGAATTTGTTGATAAAAATACGTTGGGTACGCTTATTTCCAGCAAATTTCTTGAATCCACGTAGTAAATCACCCTTTTTGTTCGATTTTACTGACAATTCCTGCTCATCAATCTTGATCTTGGAACTTCTCATGATAAACCGTGTATCGAACCCTGCTTTGTCTACCGCTACAATCATGCCAGTTCCCCTGGCACTCGACCATGCGTCCCAAGCTTCTTGATAATCAAAGCTAGGATTATTTACCTTGTAGTAGTCCATGAAATCTGATTCTACTTCCCGCTGTGTCCATTTGTTCACTAGGTGATAGTTCACCAGAGTAGAGCCAGTAATTTGCTTGTACAATTCTAACAAAGAGGTCGTTATTACAGCATGGCGGCTTACAGAACCACGAGAGTCGAAACCAATGCTAACTGATCCATATTTAAAAATTACATTTTCATCATAGTCGGGACGAGAGATTCGGTATTTATCGTCCCAGTTCGACATTTCATCTGTAACATAGTCAATATAATCAGTAGCGCCGCCATCTGTTAAGATGATTGTATTTAAGATTTCTACTTTATAGTCTTTGCGAAACTGTTTAGCAATCTCAATACCAACCATCAAGGCAGAGTTGAGAGGAGTAGTGCCTAAACCATAATTTCTATTTCTTATTGCTAAAGTTGAATTGTAATCCCATGTATGTGAGTATATCAATAGATGCTTGAATGCTTCTACCGTTTGCATTTTGTTAAACTTGCTAGAAAACAAATGTGGCATTCTTAAATCAGAAATACGAGCGTCACCAGGAACTCGGATCAAGTCATGATTGTCATACTGGTTGCTAGTAAATCCATACACATCAAAAGGAACATTGATTTTTTTGCAGAACATAACTAGCGTGAGCATCTGCTCGATAGTACTAGCTATCTGAGGACGCATTGAGCCTGACATATCAAGGTACATAATCATACCGTGATTCTTGCCTTTAGGTAAGATGGTAGACTGTTTGAATATGTCTTCGCTGATTTTATATGCCCAGAGACGATCTTCGTTTAGATCACCAGTCTTAGCAACCCGAGCTTTTAGGTTCTCACTAGCCTTACGCTTCATTTCAAATTGCTGTATCATATTGTTCACGATGCTAGTATTCTTGCGGCGAAACTCTGTGTACAATACAGTAGCAGTCTCGTCTAGGCTCGCATTTTTATAGTCATGAAAACAATCATCTAGGCCACAGTACATCTCGCTAGACGAAATTACATAATTTGCAGGATCAAACTTAGGAACATTGATATAACGAGAGCTTCTTTTTTCAGAGTCTAATAGTTGATTTTCGTTGTTACGAAATGCTTCATCTGTGATTGAGCGAGGCTCGTTGTCTTCTTCAGAATCTGACCAATCTTCGTAATCATCGTAATCATCGTTAGGAGAAAAGAGGCTATCAAAATCATCCATCTCTTGGTCATCATAATCACCATCGGCAGCATCTGATTCTGACATAGGAGAATCAGATTGAACATCATCTTGTTCGGCTTCTTCTTCTGAATCTTCTGAGAATGACATGTCACCACCTTGACCTTCTTCGCCATCATCAGAGTCCTCACCAAACTGTTCTTCTTCATCGCCGGCAGATTGCTGATTTTCTTTTTCTTCTTTGGCATTGCCATATAATTCTTCAGCGAGAGTAGCAATCTCGTCCCAAGTGTCTGCATTTTCTAGACGAGCCAATACTAGCTGCTCGTCATCGGAGAAATTTACATTTAGGAAAGAGCCAACCTTGTAGTGAAGATTGATACGGTCAATAAAAGACAAAGAAGTAATGTCGGCGCCTTCAGTGCCGAAGAAGTTTCTGTTAAACAACTCACGATAGCCAGTATAGAAAGATTTTATAAGACCTGGATATTCTTTCTTGATGAATCGCTCGATGCGGACATCTTCTAGGACATTGTAGAAGCCTTTCTTGGCTTGCGAGTCACGGACTACATCATGCCAGCCTTGGGGAGGAGTGAATCGAGCATGACCAACTTCGTGACCTAGAAGAAGGTCGTATAGAGAGTCGGACATGTCTGTCCATTCTGGCAGCATAAGCTTACGATTTTGAACATCGAATGCTGCGGTAGGGATATTATGATGCTCGACCGAGATGTTCTCGGTAGCAAGTAATTTTGCTAGTATTGACTTAGACTCGATAACTTTCATGCTTGGTCCTCACAACCTTTTCTCATTTTGTACAACTATTATAGCAAAAAGGTGTGAGGATGTCAAGCACTCATTTTATGAACTAAATCAATGACTTATGCTTTAGTTCGCTTCTTCCTCGTTACTTTAGCTGGCATTTCCTTGGTATTTTCTAGCTTTTCGGCAGCGGCCTGTAGCTTCCCAAGGATATCATTGCGCTTGCTGAGTCTGTCGGTAACTTCATCAGGAGATAACCAATAGTCTTTACCTTCTAGTATACTATCAATTTCGTCCTGTGTAAAGAAGTCTTTGTAAATACTTTCCATCAAGCCTCTAGCCCACTTGTCATTGTGATGGACTTGTGCCATCATCTCATTTCCCTTGCCGATAGTACCGCCTGAGAAATTGTGGAACATAAAGATACTGTGATCTGAAATCTCACAAACATCTGCCATCAAGAATAAGAAGGTTGCTGCTGACATACAAGCACCTTCAACTGATGCTACAACTGTTGCTCGTGATTCTGAAATTGCTCTCATCAATTGTACAGCAGTGAGTGCTTGGCCGCCATAGCAGTTGATATGCAAGTAAACTACATCCTGTTCACCTGAAGAGCGAAGAATTTGATTCCATTCTGCGTAATCTTCTGGGCTGCCGATCGTGCTATTCAAATAGAAGTCCAATATTTGTCCTGTTGGACGATTGAATACTCCTCGAACTAGTGGTGCTACTTCAAACTCTCGTTCTTTTGCCATTCTAGCCATTATCAGCTCCATCATTTAAATTAATCGTTCAAAAACTTATTATATGTTATCGTAATATCTCGTAACAGCCTTGATTTTTTCAACTTGCTTATCAATAATAGCTGTTCTATTTGGCCAGTGAATGTAATCTTTCTCTGGATTTTTTTGAAGGTTGAATAGTAGAGGTAAGATAAGATCCTCTACTTGCTTCAATTTTGTAACAACATCTTGCTGCACAAGTTGCCGGTGTTCATTAATCATTTCGGTATCATCAGCACTTATAATGAGAGACTCTATTCTTTCCATTTTGTCCATCAGTGCTTGTAATTGCTCGTCATCTACCTGTGCTACTACAGGCTGAGTGGGCTCAGTTGCAGATACAGGTATATCATCTACTGCTGTGAAACCAAAATCCCATTCGTCTGACATTACGCAGTTCTCCGTTTAAACTTTTTTACTTTTTTGTCTAACTGTTTTAGCGCCCTATCTATCTTGAGACCGGAAGCTCTCATTGTAAAGTTTTGACCTACCATGTGATCAAATTCGTGTAACACAACACGAGCATACACGCCACCAAATTCTTCTATAGTTTCTACCCCGTTCTCGTCATGATATTTTATTGTACAACTATCGGGTCGTGTTAGATTTAACCAAAGACCAGGATATGATAAACATCCTTCTCGCATAGTCACACCAGTATTAGAAACTTTTAATAGTTCTGGATTAAAAATTGATTTCTCATCTAATCCTGATCCGCCAACAACGAATACTTTCTTATTTATTCCTATTTGATTCGCCGATAAACCTACCCCGCCAAACTTACGCATGCCTACAAATAATTTTTCACTCAATTCTTTTGCGTCTTCTGCATCGAAGTCAAATCGATCAGGTTCTTGCTTGAGCATCGGATGACCAAAGGGTAACAGTTCTATTTCTTTTTCGTCTTCCATCATATAATCCTATTTATGACATTACTGAATAGTTATTTTTCTTTTCAAATTTTATGATGCCTCTAAACTTGTCAAACAATTGATCGCCTTTATGTGAAATAACAAATACATTAGTTTCTGGGCCAATCGTGTTCAACAACTGCATCACATAGTCCGTACCATTGACATCTAGAGAACTATCAAATACTTCATCGAGCAACAGCAAGTTTGTACTGGCACTGTTTTTCATCTTTGCTATTGTTCGCCAAGTAAATACGAGTGCAAGGTCAATGCGCTGCTTCTCACCTTCACTAAACGAAGCATAACTAAACTTATCTCGGTGTCGTGACTTGATTGTTTCTTTAAACGTCTCGTCTAAATCAAACTGTACAAAGAAGTCCATTGACTTTAGGTACTTGTTTACTAATTTATTTATGACAGGTAAATACTGACGAATAATTTTAGTCTTGATACCAGAATCTTTTAATAGAGATTCTGCAATAGAATTATACTCTTGTTCAGTCTTATATTCTGTTCTAATTTCTGTCTTTGATATCAAATCTTTAGCAACAGTTTTTAGTTTGGCAGTTTCCTTTTCAATGTCGCCAACTTTGTTTTCTGTTTCTGTTTTTTCAATATTCATTCTTTGTAACAAAGTTTGTGATGACATAATACTATTGTTAGTATCAATTATCTTTTGTTGTATGCCTAGAAACTCTTCGTATGCTTTGTCTAACTCATCCCATTCAGATGATAATGTAGTACTTGCTTTTTCTAGTTCAGAAATTTTAGTTTTCTTTTCTGATGCGATAGATTCTTTGAACTCATGTGGTATGCCTTGCTTGCAAGTAGGACAATCATCATGGTTTTCATAAAAAGTTAATTCTTTCTTTTGCTCTCGTATCTTACGATTGAATTCCGTCTTAAATCCATCAAGCCGTTTGCGCTTGTCTTCTATTTTACCGAACGACTCTTTAACCTCAGTGTCTAGCTTGACTTGTGATTGTAGAGATGCGATAGTAATTTCTATGTCAGAAATTTCTTTGAGGACTTTGTCTACCTTTTCTTTCTTATCGCTCTCAAGTGTTTGGATATAACTTTTTTGTAAGGACGCTTTTTCTTTTGTGACAGAAATTTCACTCTCTAAAAATCTCAACTTCTCTTTCAGGTCATTCACTTTTGTTTTCAGTACTTCTTTCATTGTAGTAAAGATGCGAATGTCCAAAATGTCTTCGATGATTTCTCTACGAATGTTAGGAGTCAATTGCATGAAAGGTGTAAACGATGCGCTACCAAGAATAACAATTTGCGTAAAAGACTTGTAGTTCAACTTGAGAATATTTTCTTCTAGGTGTTTTTGATAATCACGCACACTTGCATTCTGATCTACCATTTCACCATCTATTACAATTTCAAAAATGCCAGGGTTACTACCTCTACGAATAATATAGTCTTTCGTGCCTATAGTAAATTCGACTTCAACTATCATAGCTTTTCTGTTTATGCTATTGATTAGTTGAGGTTTAGAAATATTTCTAAAGGGTTTATTGAATAGAGCAAACGTAATAGCATCAAGTAAAGTAGATTTACCAGAGCCGTTTTCGCCTACTATTAGAGTGCTGTTGCTTCTGTCCAAATGAATTTCGGTAAAAGCATTGCCAGTTGAAAGAAAATTCTTCCAACGAACCTTTTTGAAAACTATCATACATGATCCTGTGCTTCAACATACAGCGTTTGAAGTAGTGATTTCAACTTTTCTTTATCAACACTTACTTCGATGCCGTCAACATAATCTTTTAACAGAGACATAGTATCTTCTAAGTCTACATCTTCACCAACTGCTTCATCTTCAAAGTCAGATAAGTCTTCGATGATTTTTAACTCAATCAAATTGCATTGATATAAGTTATCTATAAAGGCATCAAACTTGGCAAAGTCAGTCTTCTTTGATACAATTACTTTTACGCAACCGTCACGAACTGAGTCATAATCGTAAACAAAATTGCCATGAAAAGATCCGGTATCGGTGTCATCATAATAGATTTTGTGGAAAATTCTAACTGGGTTATTAACATATTCAAGTTCTTTTTTATGTGTGTCATAAATTGCAAAGCCTCGTGGGTCGTCATAGTCTGACCAAGTTATCTCGTAAGGATTACCCATGTATGTAATATTACCTTTAGTATGCCTGTGATGAAAGTGACCGCTAATAACCATAGGCAAATGCTTAAACATGCCAGGATCCATACCATGAGGATTAGGGGATCCACGATACATGTCATAGCCAGAGAACTCAAAGTGTCCCAGACAGATATCAGCTTTTGATTTAGAGATGATTTCGAATGACTCTTCATAGTTTTCATTACATATCCAAGGCACAAATAGTACTGTGCTTTCGCCCATCTTAATTTCTGTGACTTTTTCGTACAGAGATATATTGTCGTACTCTCTGAGCAAAAGTCCTGGGGAATTTACATCGTTTGTATTTTTAAAGTAAGTATCATGATTACCAGGGATCATATGCAAGTCTATATTCATTTCCTGCAAACGATCAAAGAAGTATTCTTTACAACTCTGTAGTGTATTGTAGTTGATATACTTTCTTCGATCAAATGTATCTCCTAAATCAAATACAGTTTTGATACCTTGACGCTCAAGCTCTGGAAAGAATGTTTCTTCATAGAACTTTTTAAAGTGTGCGTCAAATGCAATCGAATCACTTCTTGCGCCGAAGTGAAGGTCTGTTACCATTGCAAATTTCAAATTAAAACCACTCTGGGATTTGTCGTTTAGTCCACTTAGCAAAGTCTCGCTTGTAAATGCGATAGTAATTGCGATACGCTTCTACTACATTAGATAGTTTAGCATCATCTGGCATTGCCTGTGGAAGTTCTGTAAGTACACCATTAGGTATATTTGATGGTGTATTACATAGTATACTTTCTAATTTGCTTTGTGTCAAGTGAATTCTGCCGTAGCGGTGAGTATATTCCTGACACAAAGCAATCCACATACTATGCATATATTCATAGTTTGCTTTAGTAGCTCTTGTCCATACACCAGATGGATGATTAACGTGCGATGCCTTATACACATTTTTCTCTAAGACTTCATCCGACAAGCGCCAGCGTTTAATGTTGCGATTGTTTTTAGTTTTGTCTTGGTATAATGCGCCATCTAACACACGATGAGCAGTAGACATCAGTTGAGCATACTCAATAATCATTTTTACCACATGCTTATCGCAGTGGCTTTGTGCCGCTACTACTGGATCGGTGTCTAAAGCAAAGATATTCATGTCTTACTCCATGATGTTCTTGAATGTAGTTTCGAATTCTTCGTTGATTGTAGTTTCTTCTGCAAAATTTTGTTTGTGGTAAACACGAGCCATCTTGCGAATCACTCGCTTGTCCAGAAACTGTTCTTCGTGCAGCTTGTTTACAATCTCTTTAATGAGGTCTCGTTCTGCGTCCATACGAGTCATTGAGTTTGACATTTCTTCAACTGCGCTTCTTACTTTTTGTGCATCCATAATATAACTCCTATATCAAATCAAACATTAGGTGTATTCTTTCAAAATCTTTGTTAGAATTTAGTGCGGTGTGTCTTTTTTTCGTATTGACCAAGTAAGCATTGCCTTCTGCTGGCATATGAAAAACTTCATCATCTACAATCATTAAGCAGTTCTCATTTGTTATGATTGGTATATGTATTCTTTTTTCTAAATCTACATGCAAAGACATGCATTGTCTTCCTTTAAGTTTCATTAGACGCATTCTACCAAAATCATGATAGTTAGCCATAATATCATGAACTTCTTCAAGGTATGAACCTTTTAACATTTTATTTAATACAATGTACTCCTTAGTGTTAAGAAACTGCCCGTCGCCAGCAGCCGATCCTGTGCCATCATCCCATAGTGATTCTTTATCTGATGCTTCTCTGTGTTTGAGACTAATCTGCCCACTGTAACCATGTTGTTCAAACAATTTAAGAGCTTCTAATGCTAACTTATCAACATCAAAACTATATTTTAATTTAAAATAATTATTACTCACTATTATAGCACTCATGAGTTCAACATGTCAATGATAAGTTTGGCTTCAGCTATTGAATCGTGAAGAGCATTGTGATTAATTCCAGTCTTTTCCAGCCTTCTGCCTAAAATGCTAGTCAGTGTTCGCATGTCGTAGATGTCCCAGAACTTCCATGGGATGTTTATCTTCTCATCATTCAATGCAAAGTATGCAGATTCAAGTATTGTAATATCAAAACTAGATCCATTGCCCCAAATTGGTACTGAAGTATTGCCATAAAATTCTGTAAATTTTTGCATTGCTTCCGTTAAAGGAACAGGATCTTTTTGCCAAGATTCAATTGCTTCTTTTGGCTGTGATGCCCACCAAGCGACAGTCTCTTTGCTGATATGAAGTCCTATTTCTTTACATGTTAACGGATCAACATTGATGAAGAACTCTTCCGTTATTCCATCTTGCAAAGTAAACGCAACTGCACCAATAGAAATAATACATGAGTTTGGTCTAGCACTCAATGTTTCAAGGTCAACTACTATCTGTCTATCCGTTGGTTTTATTTTCATCTATAATTCCTGCGTCCCAATTTTTTGAAAATGATTCTGCATAATGTATGCTCTTACCAGGAAACTCATTCGTTCCAATTTTTTTATCATCTTCATACATATCTACTACATAAATTGTATCTGGACCTGAAGATCCATTACCGCTGAACGGCATACATCTAACTTTGCTGTGTCTCATATAGTTTCTCCAGTGTTTAACTATAGTACTACATTACACACTAGTTGTCAAGTGGTAATTTTTGGGGTTCATCGAAGTATTTTGGGCGTCTTTTGGGCTTATCTTCAGTAGGAGACACCTTATTTAGCTGTTTTTTGTCTTTTGCGTTGCTATCTACTTGTTCTTGTACCCATTTTAAGTACTCATAGTTGCCTGAATCACCTTCAATTTCATCTAGCAACTGTTGTAGGTCGATGCTTTGTAGATAGTTGAGCTTTGTTTCAGTTTGTCTAGCCTCTTTCTTGATGCGCCTAATGAATGAGTAATAGGTAATCTGAGTAAAGTAGGCGAAAGGATTATTAGATTTCTCAGGATTGAATCTGTCAGCATACCGCAAACAATTCTCGATACCATCAAGTACCATTTCATCACGAAATGTATAGTTGACAAAGTTGGCTTTGTACGCTAGATGATTTGAAATCTTAACGAAACACTCACCTAGATAGTGAGGGCATTGAGGAGTAGGTTCACCAGCAGCTACTGATTTATCCCATTGTTCTTTCCACACCTTCATCTCGGCGAAGAACTTTTTATTATCTACATAATGTGCTGTTTTTTGCTTACTCATTTTTATCTCCATCAAATTAAATCATAATACTATAGTACTACAAAAATATAACAATGTCAACTGAAAATAAATGAGAAAAGACTTGACAGTGGCTCTTCACCTTGTTATAATTGTCTTGTTAGAAAGAAAGTAGTACTCTAATGAAAAGTTTTGTCTTTACCAGAAGCAATTAAATCCAATTGTTCTTCTAGGTAATCCAGTTCTTCTTTAGACATTTCTTGAATCTCTTCTGGCAATTCATCAGCAGCATCATCCTTCTGCAAGAAGGTACCATCAAGAGAAATTGTTTTATTATATACGTTGTTCACCATTTCTTCATAAGAAGAGTAAAGTCTTTCGCTCAGAGAAGAAGAAGAGACAACAGAGAATTGATCAATGAAAACTTCACGATCATCAGTCATGACAAGATAGGGACGAAGAACCATATGTTCTCCAACAAGATTGCCATCATCGTTCATGATAGGCTTAGCAGTGACTTCTAGTGGAAACTTAACTATGATCTCTTCGGGAGTATATTCGACATCGCCTACAATATTCAGACCATTTATTAAATTTACTATTTTGTAATTAGTTTCCAATTGGAACCCTCACTAGCTTGTATTTGAAGCCTTCTTCATTATATATTTTAACTCTTTCGACCATGTGTCCAAGAGTATAGTTCTTCTTTGATTTCCAGGAGATATCATCACCAATATCAAAGAGATTACAACTTGTTTTATTGTCACCTTTTCTAAGACCTCTACCAATAGACTGTAGGTTTCTTATTCTGCTTTTACTGGGTGAAGCAAAAACAATGTTATGCAAGTTACGAATATTTATACCAGTTGAAAACGTACCATATGAAGCAATAATAATAGCATCATTCTCTTTCTCAGTCAATTCTCTTATTTTTTCTCTCTGATCAGTATCAGTACCACCATGTACGAAGAATACTTTTCTATCAGCACCAACTTTATCATTTATTAACTGATATAAAAGTTTGCCATGCTTCTCTACAAACTGAAACAACACTAGTGTATTGCCTTTCTGCGTAGTACATAAGTTTTTTAGAAAAGTATTTCTTTTGGGGTGACTTACAATCCAGTCCATCTCTTCTTGATATGTCATACCCTTTACTAGTTTTCTTTCTTGGTCAGAATAATCAAGAACCAAACAAGTAATGTCTAAGTTTGCTACTGTATTATCTTCCATCAACTTCTTGGTAGTAATCACATTTTTTACTGTACCAAAGATGCCTTCTAGTACAAGCTTATGAGTTTTTGTGCCGTCAAGAGTACCAGTAGTGCCGATGCGATACGGTGCATTAACACACTTGTCTAGGATAGTAGTAAGAGATTTTGCTTTGAAGTTATGTGCCTCGTCACCATAGACAACATCAAACTGTTCGAACCAAGCTTTAGGAAACTTGTAGATAGATTGCCAAGTAGAAATTGTTACTGGATATTCTGCTGTTTTCTCTTTGCCGCCGTAGATTCGGTGACAGTTTTCTGAGACTTGCCAGTCGTCTGCTGTTGCATAGTCTCCGAAGTCTCCAAACATTTGTTCAACGAGGGACGTGGTTGGCACAATGAGAAGCTGTTTGCGACCCAGATGTTGGTGATAGCGAACAAGGTTATAGATAATAAGAGACTTGCCAGATGCAGTGGGGGAAAGTAAGAGGGCTCTCCCTTCGTTGATAGAGTGTCTGACAGCCTCGACTTGATAGTCTCTGATTTCAATGTCTTTACCACCGCTTTGTAGTTTTAATTTTTTAGCTAATGATTCTACATACTGCGTAGATACTGGATCGCCAACATCTTTTATATCAACTTCTATTTTATATTCTAAAGTATTCGCAAATTCTTTTAAATAAGGTAGTAAGCCGACATAAAGTTCTTTACGATACATGTTATATAGTCTTGCTTTACCGTCCCATGCCCTCGCCTTATAAGCAGGCATAAATCTTGCGCCAGGAACATCGAACGAAAAGAAATCACAAATTTCTTGGCCAGTTCCAGGGTCAGTATCTATATTCAAATATGCTTCATTATATTTTGTAACTTTAATCACTACATCAACCCGTTAGTAAACTTTGTCCACTCTACAGCATTTTTGATATCCCAAGTTCTGCTGTTTAGTGATTTCATTACTGATTCGCATTGATACAGACAAGCTTTAATGTAATCAATCTTATCCATAATTTTTATAATGTCAGAATCACTATCAAGATATTCTTGCATTTCATTTTTTAATGGCTGAGGACCTAAGTATTGATCCCAGCCTAATTCGCCAAGCTCTTCTCTAGAAAGCTCGCCTCGAAAGTAACGCCACTTTATACGCCGCAAAGAAAATAGCTGTGATTCGTATTTTCTCAGTTGCAGTTTAAATGTGGTAAGATAGTTCAAATACTTTGAGTGCAACTCAGGAGTTTTCGTAGACTCGCTGCCTAAATTCAACTCATCAATCTTGCAATCAGTCTTCCACTGATCTTGTAAGTCGTTTAATGTAATCATAATATAACCTCATAATATATGTACTATTTATAATGCTCACTCTGAGTCGTTTAAAGGATTGTCTAGAAGATTTGCCTGAATCGGAAAAAGATAAAGAGTGAATAATATGGTCATCTTGTTACAATTTGTCACAAATGAAACATTTTTGTAATATCCTTGTAACACAATTTTGACATTTTATTTCTAAATATTAAAGACCACTGCATGTCGTAGTGGTCTTTTTTTTATTAAAGGAACTGAAATGAAAAAAACGCTTTTTCTGACATTAGTATTAATGTCCTCTTTAGCGGTTGCACAAGACGGCCCTGAGTTAGAACAGATTGTCGTTACAGCAACTAAAAGAGAAACCCAACTTAAAGATACTCCTATCTCAATGTCCGTAGAATCTGCGGAAGACCTCGAAGAAAGACATGTTCAAAGTTTGTTAGACTTAGGTGACGGTTCCGTACCCGGTCTGAATGTAGCAACATTCGAAGCACGACAAACTGCTCTCACTATTGGTATTCGTGGTATCGTACCGCTAGACGCTAATCAGCCAGCTCGTGAACAAGGCGTTGGTGTTTATATTGATGGTGTTTATTTAGGTCGCCAACATGGTTTGAATGCTGCACTATTAGATATTGAACGCATTGAAGTTCTCAAAGGCCCTCAAGGTACTTTGTTTGGTCGTAATACTTCAGGTGGCGCATTGAGTCTTGTTACTAAAAAGCCCACAGGATTCTTAGAGGGTACAGTAAAAGCAGGCGCAGGAAACTATGGTTCTAATAACATTGAAGCACACATCAATCTTCCTGAAGTAGCAAACATCTCTACAAAGATTGATTTCATTTCCCAGTATCAAGATGCAACTATCGAAAACCCATTAGAAGGTCAAGCAGGATGGAACTTCTTTGACAGAACAGGTGCTAGATTCAGTGCTGATTGGCAAGGTGATTATACTAACATCTATTTCACTGCTGATGTAGGCACAGATAACAACACTCCATTCTATTCTCAATTGCTAAACTTCGACCCTAATAACAAAGGCCTTGATCCGTTGCCTTCTATGATTGTTGTTGAAGGTAACGATAGAATGAAAGTCGCTGACATTGGCGTGCCACAAGCAGAAAGTGGTAACGAAACATCTGGGTTAAGCCTTACTGTCACAAGAGAAACTAATTTAGGATTTGAGTTTAAGTCGATAACTGCTGTTCGTGATGTATCCTCTGAGCAGTGGGATAACAGCGGCGGTGCTCACCGTGTACCTGAGCCTAAGCCTAATCGTGTATTCAGTCGTTACAGTTTGTCAAAGCTAGGTCAAGATCAGGTATCACAAGAGTTTCAAATCGTAGGTTCTACTAATACTATTGATTATGTTGCAGGCGTATATTACTTCAAAGAGAATGCTTGGGAAGAGGCAGCAACGCCTTCTACTAATCAGTGGAATGCTGACTTGACAGGCTATACTACTCTTGATCCTGCCACTTGGGCATATGAGAACTGGAGAGTTGACAGAGGCTCTCGTGCTACTTCTGAATCAACCGGTGTATTCGGTCAAGTGACATACACAAACGAGAATCTTCCTACTGTACACTTTACTGTCGGCGGCCGTCAAACACAAGATGATAAAGTAGGTCGTCTGTACAAAGTGAAAGGGCTTGATGCAGAGTGGGATATGAATCTTAGCACTTCTCGCTTTAACCCACTTGCGATTGTTGCATGGGACGCAAGCGAAGATGTGAATGTGTATGCAAAGTATGCGACAGGCTATCGTTCAGGCGGCGCTTCTTCACGCTCACTTTCATTCAATGAGTTTGGACCAGAAGATGTTGATTCATATGAACTAGGATTTAAATATGAAGGCAATGCAGCCAGATTAAATATTTCTGCGTACACAATGGACAGAACAGGCTCACAGATAGACTTCAGTCAGGTCAACTTTGATCCTATCACACAGTCAACAAGAAACACCCTAGAAACATTGAACGCACCTGGCGTAACTAAAATCAATGGTCTAGAAGTTGACGGGCAAATAGCGATTACTGATGAGTTACAATTAAGAGCTGCTTATACTTACACAAGCACAGATGTTCCTGATACAGTCAATCCTTTCAATGGTGAATTGCAGCCAGTGTTTATTGTATTCACTCCTGAAAATGTATTTAATGTAGGCGCTGACTACACTAAGTACTTTAAAAAGTTTGTATTGAATGGACACTTTGATGTGAGCAAAACTGACGCAGCAAATGCATTCTCACAATACGCACTTAAAAATGATGCACACACGATTGCTAATGCAAGTTTAGCGATTGAAGATATTCAGATAGGTAATGGTTCAGGCTGGATTCAGTTGTGGGCTAGAAACTTAACTGACGAGGCGTATGTTTATCGTAGAGACCCACAGAAAGACGATAAGTTGGGTACATATGGTAACTTCAACGCACCCCGGACTTATGGTCTTACTGTAGGTTATAAGTTCTAACTACTCGGAATCATTGAGCGGGTTGTCTAGGATTCGCTCAATCTTTTCCTCTAGGTCGTCACGCATCTCACGCAACTCTGTATCTAACTCTCTAAGACGGTCATTCAACTCAGTCTCCATACCATACACATCGTTACGCAAGTCTCGTTGAGTTTCGTTTGTTGACTCATCAATAGTACGAACGAATGTATCAACCTCATCTGCGTCTTCACGCACACGATCTAAGTCTTCTTGCATGCTATCAAGTAGCGTAGTTACAGTATTGAACTGTTGCTCTACATCTTCTTTGAGTGCGGCAACCATTTCTGATTGTACTGCTAATTGCTGATTTATACCAGACATATCAGGTGCTACATATTCTGTAACTGCCTGTTCAGCATCTAGCAATCGTTGATATAATTCAAAGCCTCCCCACATACCGCCAATGATAGTACCAAGTAATGGAATAAGGATTAATGCCTTTCCACCTGATACTTTCATTTCTCCTAGTTCTACTTCAGCCATT